AGTACCTATACACCGATTGCTTCACAGACACTTTCCTCTGCTGCTGCTAGCGTAACCTTTAGTGGCATCCCACAGAACTATACTGATTTAGTTGTAGTACTAAATGGAAGTATGTCTGCTAGTGGGGCAACAATATACGCACGACTAAATGGTGATACTGGAAGCAATTATTCAGTTACTTATATTGGTGGAAATGGAACATCTGCATACAGTAATCGTTCATCTAACAATTCAAATGGTATTGGCTTAGGCGGATTTGAAGCAGGCTTTTCTACTGGAATGTTTACCAACATTGTTCATTTTCAGAATTATTCTAATTCAACAACTAATAAAACTGTATTGAGTCGTTGGTCGGACCCAAGTTCTGGAGGAGAAGTAGAGGCTTTTGTTGGTTTATGGCGTAACACCACAGCGATTACTTCTATAGAAATAAGAAATAATGGTGGTCATAATTTCAACTCAGGCTCAACCTTCAACCTCTATGGTATTTCTGCTAATGATTCAGTAACACCAAAAGCAACAGGTGGAAATCAGGTTTATAGTGATGGAACATATTGGTATCATGTGTATAGTTCAAGTGGTACATTTACTCCATCAACCAGTTTAAATGCAGACTATGTTGTAGTTGCTGGCGGTGGTGGTGGCGGTAGACGATGGGACTCTAATGAGCCTGGCGGTGGTGGTGGCGGTGCTGGTGGTTTTAGAACTTCAATAGGTGAAACTGCTCTTTCTTTACTTAAAACTAGTTACACTGTAACTGTTGGTGCAGGAGGATCTGGTGGAAATACAGGTAATCCTGGAAATGGATATAAGGGTTCTAATTCAGTATTTTCAACAATATCTGCAACTGGTGGCGGATATGGTGGAGGTTATTTAAATTCTGGAGGCACTGGTGGTTCTGCAGGTGGTCATGGTAGAGATAGAACTGCTGCTGTTACTCCTGGAAATGAAGGCGGATACTCACCTGTAGAAGGCTATGCTGGTGGAAGATGCACAAGTGGTGGAAATGGAACTGGTTGCGGTGGTGGTGGAGGTGCTGGCGGTGCTGGAAATGACGGCAATAGTAGCAATGCTGGTGCTGGCGGTATTGGAACATATAATGCTATTACAAATGCCACAAAGATAGGTCAATTATCTAGCGGAAACTATTATGTTGCTGGTGGAGGTGGCGGAACATATGCTTCTGGTGGTGGAGGAGGCACAGGTGCTTCTGGTGGACTTGGTGGTGGTGGTGCTGGTGCAAATAATTATAACTCAACTGCTGGTGTAGGAACTGCTAATACTGGCGGAGGAGGCGGTGGCGGTGGAGGATCTTCTACTGTTACTGTTGGTCTTGGTGGCAATGGTGGTTCAGGTGTAGTAATTGTGAGGTATGCAGTCTAATGGCACTTAATCCAAATATGAAAGCAATCCAAACCGTCACAGTAGGTTCAGGTGGGGCAAGTAGTATTGAATTCACTTCCATTCCGCAGACCTATACTGACTTGGTAATTATGACATCAATGCGAGGAACATCTAGTGCTTGGCAAGGATGGAATCTTTATTTCAATGGAAGCAATACCAATCTAACCAACAGGTATTTATTGGGTGATGGTTCATCTACTTCATCTAGTTCTTTCAGTGCTGGTTATGGCGGAACTGTTCCAGGCACAAATGTAACTGCTAGCACTTTTGAGAACACAACGGTTTATATTCCAAACTATACTTCCTCAAATAACAAATCATATTCAAGTGACAATGTTGCTGAAAATAATTCCACTGGCGCATATGCAAATATAATTGCTGGATTATGGTCAAGTAGTTCTGCTATTACCTCTGTAACTCTCTATCCACAAGCAGGTAATTTTGTCCAATACTCAACTGCAACCTTGTATGGAATTACAAATGCTGCTGCTATAGCAAAAGCAACAGGTGGAGCCATTACTTATGATGGAACATATTTTATACATACCTTTACATCTTCAGGAACTTTTACTCCTACCCAGGCACTTACAAATGTTGACTTTCTTGTAGTTGCTGGTGGAGGTGGCGGCGGTAGTGGTGTAAATAATGGTGCTGGTGGAGGTGGTGCTGGAGGATATAGAACTTCCGCTGGAACTTCAGGAGGAGGTGCATCTGCAGAATCCAAACTTTCTCTATCTGCTCAAGCGTATACAGTAACTGTTGGCGCTGGTGGTGGAAATAATACTAGTGGAAGTAATAGTGTGTTTTCAACTATTACTTCAATTGGTGGCGGTCGTGGACAGGGTAATAACAGTGTAAATCAAACTGGAGGTTCTGGAGGAGGAGCGTCTTCTGGACAAAGTGGTGTACCTGGAACTGCTAATCAAGGTTATGATGGAGGTAATGCTTATAGCGGCAATGGTGGCGGTGGTGGCGGTGGTGGCGCAGGAGCCGTTGGTGTTAGCGCAACTGTACCTTCTGGAGTATCTGGTGGTATAAACGGTGGCGCTGGTGGCGCTGGTGTTGCCTCTTCAATTACTGGAACTTCTGTTACTCGTGCAGGCGGTGGCGGAGGTGGTGGCGCTAGATTCCAAAATGATACAGTGTACTCACAACCAGGTTCTGGTGGTTCTGGTGGTGGTGGTGCAGGTTCAAGCAGTGGAACAGTAAATGGTTCTGACGCAACTGTAAACACGGGTTCTGGTGGTGGAGCAGGTTCTACTACTGGAGGAAATACTAATAGTAGTGGTGGTTCAGGTGGTTCGGGTATAGTAGTTATAAGATACCCAGCATCATAATTTTATATAAAAAAATAACCCCGCCAAAACAGCGGGGTATTTTTATTTCCCTAACTATTGATTAGGAAATTTATTTAGCCATTTATTCACAGCACCTTTATTATAAGATGACCATGAACTCCAGTCTTCCCCGCCTTTTGTCATATAATAGACAATTTCAGCGTTTGTAACTGGGCTAAATAACTCAGCATTTAAATCTAGATCAAACTTATCTCGTCTGTCTGGACCAAGTGTGCCAAGCATGTTAATCTGAAAGATTCCATATGAGGAGTCTCCAGTCTTGGTGTTTCCGTTAAATGCAAACGGGCGACCATTAGATTCAGCCTTAGCAACCGCCCAAGCGGTTCTTAAAGCCTTTCCTTTGAACCCTACTGCCTTAAGTAATTCAACCAACTGGCTGTCAGTTAAACTATGAGCATTTTCATACTTAGTAAGTATTTTTTTATTTTTATCCTCAGAAAGCAGAAAAGCCACCTCTGGGGTGGCAAGAGAAACTACTCCCTGTTTTGATAAATTATTTTTGGTTGCATGAGACGGTATAGCGCCTAAAATAGACACCAACAGAAACGTACCACCAATTACCCCTACCAGCATTTTATTATTGATCAAGTTTTTCCTCCTAAAATGCATATAGCACCATAACAGTGCTATAGCACTAGTATAACACAAAACTACTCATCAGTACAACTTTGTAAGTGCTATAATATAATAACTATGGCATCTGGCTCAACACCCATTTATGATTTACCTTATCCAGTATTATCTGATCCTGTTAATGTATCTGGAGATATACAGTCATTAGCAGAGCAGATAGAAAATGTTTTACCTTCTATTGGACTTCCTTTACATACCCTTGAAATTTCAAATAATAGTGGAACAAATATTCAAAAAGGTGATCCTGTTTATTTAAGTGGATATGATTCTGTAGAAAATAAACCAGAAGTCTCTAGATGTGATGCAGATAATATTAATACTTTTCCTGTAGCAGGATTAGCACAAACAGCAATTGCAGATGGATCTAGTGGAGTAATTGTTATATCTGGAGTATTTAGTGATATTGATACTTCTGCATTTACTTCAAGCACAATTTTATATACCGATTCTGGTGGCGGACTTACTGATACACAACCATCTTCAGGTTCTGGTGCAGTAGCAACTGTTGCATATGCAGATGTAACTGGAATATTAATTGTTGGAGCAGTTAAAGGCAACGGTACCTGGGGATCAATGAAAGCAGGATTATCATAATGGCAACTTATAGAAATCAATCACCAATCGCTATTGGTTCTGAACCACCACAATCTGTTTGGACAATTGTAAGAGGTGATACTGCTTCTTTCAAAATGTATGTTCAAGACGATGCAGGCGATCCATTAGTCATAAACGACTGGACAATTGAAATGGATTTTTATCGTCCATCTACAACTAGCGTTGTTTTAACAGTTACACCAGAAGCAGATGAAGACGACGGTCCAGGAGAATTCACAGTCTATCTAGAATATGATGAGACAGAACTTCTTGAAACAGGTGATGAATTTGATATTCAAATGTCAGCAACATCAAATACCATCGTTTGGACAGTTCTGCAGGGTACTGTAAAAATGATTGAGGATATTACAGACTAATGGCTACAGCAACTGTCATACCCACTGACAGTAAGAGAGTCATTGAGGTAGTTCAAACTTGTAGGTCTAGAAAAGCAACCGTCATTTCTGACCTACCCTTTTATATTAGGGTAACAAATATTACAGTTCCTAACTATAGTCCACAAAATGTACCCCCAATTGGCATTGCTATCATTGGTGTCAATAACTACATTTTATGATATAATCACAATATGGCCATTCTACCAATTAATCAGTTAAAATTAAAGTTTGAAACAGGCGATAGGCCTACTGGTGCAGACTTTACAGATCTAATTGATACTACTTCATACCGTGCTGATTCCATGGGGGCAGATGGAAATAACTCCGTAACAATCAACGGTATTGAATCAGCCACAGTATTTGACACAATAGACACATCTACCTGGAGAACAGTCAAATACCTTATCCAATTATCCAATGCTTCAGGAAGTGCTTATAGAAGCACAGAAATAAATCTAGTTTTTGATGGTACTAATCAAAATGTAACAGAATTTGCCAGTGTTGCTAATACCCTGGACAATGTAGGAAATATAAGCGCCAGTTTAAATTCTGGTACAATTAGCATGACGGTGACACCAACACTAACGCCGATGACCATACGGTATTACCGCACTGGTTTGAAGGCATAGACCCACAAGGAGATAAAGAATGGCAACAGTCGACAAAGCCTTTCGCATCAAGAACGGCCTGGTAGTAGAAGGATCATCTGCTACTGTTAATGGCTCTAATGTTCTTACAGAAGCGAGCACAGAATTCTTGCAAGACACTACGGCGGCCATGTTTGATGGCGCTCAAAGCGGAATTTCATTTAGTTACAATGATACATCAGGAAAAATTACTGCTACAGTATCAACAACCCCAACATTTGCAGATAGAATCATCTTTGAAGGAAATACACCAGATGATTTTGAGTTAACACTTCTTGCACCAGAACCAACACAAGATGTTACAGTAACTCTTCCAAATGCAACAGATACTCTTGTAGGTAAGGCTACAACAGATACATTTACAAACAAAACTTTTGATACAGGTGATACAGGAAACACATTCCAAATTCAGAATAATACAATTAATTCATATTCTGGCTCTGGAAGTACAGTTATTCTTAATAATACCCCAACAATTTCTAGCCTATTTGTTAACTCTGGTCTTAACCTAAATGGTTCAACAACTGGACACACACAACTTTTGGCACAAAGCACTGCAAGCGGAACAATTACATTCCCAGCAGTTACTGGAACTGTCGTTACGACTGGCGATACTGGTTCTGTAACAAATACAATGCTTGCAGGTTCAATTGCAAACGATAAACTTTCAAACTCTTCAATAACAGTAAATGGTGCATCAATTTCTCTTGGTGGAAGCCAGACAATTACTGCAGTAAATCCAAATGCTCTTACAATTGGCACTGGCCTTTCAGGAACATCTTATGATGGATCTTCAGCGGTAACAGTAGCAATTGACTCAACAGTAGCAACAACATCTGGAACACAAACACTTACAAATAAGACTCTTACATCTCCAGTAGTTTCAGGACTGGCTCTTTCTGACTCAAGCATTGTGTTTGAAGGATCTTCCGCAGACGCAAACGAGACCACTCTTACAGTCACAAATCCTACTGCAGATAGAACAATCACTCTTCCAGATGTAACTGGTACAGTAATTACAACAGGTGATTCTGGAACTGTTACAAATGCAATGCTTCAAAATTCAAGCATTACAATTAATGGAACTGCAACCGCTCTTGGTGGATCAATTAATATCACTGCTGGTGTTTCTAGCGTTAGTGGAACATCAAGCCAGATTGCAGTAAGTTCAACTACTGGTGACATTACTTTATCTCTTCCAAGCGCAGTAGTATTCCCAGGAACTGTAACACTTAATGCAGATCCACAGAGTGCTCTTGAAGCGGCAACTAAGCAATATGTTGATGCCGTTGCAGAGGGACTACATGTTCATGCTTCTGTAGTAGCAGCAACAACTGCAAATGTTGATCTATCAACTGGCCTTGAGGCTGGAGATGTAATTGACGGCGTAACTCTTGTTGCTGGTGACCGTGTTCTTGTTAAGAATCAGAGCACAACATCAGAAAACGGTATCTATATTGCTTCAACGTCTGGTGTTGCAGTTCGTGCAAGCGACTATAACACAGCGTCAGAAATTGATCCAGGTGACTTTTTCTTCGTAACTGGTGGTACTAATTACGATAATACTGGCTGGGTACAAACAGCAGTAGTAACAACATTGGGAACAGACCCAATTACATTCGAACAGTTCTCTGGTGCTGGTACTTATCTTGCTGGTAATGGATTAACTCTAACTGGCAATACATTCAGCATTAATACTGGAGTTACAGTAGATCTTAATACAGCGCAGACATTAACAAACAAGACTCTTACAAGTCCATCAATTACTACACCAACAGTAACTGGACTTAAGTTAAATGACTCAAGCATCGTGTTTGAAGGATCTTCTGCGGATGACTTTGAAACAACACTTTCAGTTGTAAATCCAACAGCAGATCGTACAATTACTCTTCAGGATGGAACAGGCACACTAGCCTTTACATCAGATATTGAAACTGCTGTAGATAACTTTGGTAACGCAGTAACTGGCGGTACTGGAATTACAGCATCTTATGCAACAACAAACAATGTTCTAACAATTACAAACGCAGGTGTAACCAGCATCACGGGAACAGCAGATCAAATCTCAGCAACCGCTTCTACTGGTGCAGTAACACTATCTCTACCACAGAGCATTGCTACAACATCTAGCCCAGCATTTGCAAGCATTGGTGTTGGATATGTAACACTTACAGATGCTCTTATGGGTACTGCTACAACAAGCGTTACGACAACTAGCGCAACTGTAGTAGATTCATGGGCAGCAGCAACATTTAAGTCTGCTAAGTATGTAGTTCAAATGCGTAATGGAAATGACATTGAGGTTCTTGAGGCTCTAGTAACAGTCGATGGAAATAACAATGTATATATCACTGAGTATGCTGATGTTCAGAGCAATGCACAGATTGGTACAATCGATGCAGATTACTCAGGATCAGATGTTCGTCTACTCGTAACATCAACAAATGGTACAACAGTAAAGGTGCACAGAACGCTAATCGAAGCGTAATGTGAACCACGAAGGGACAGTGAACTTCAGTGGCAACAACCGATAGAGACTTTGTAGTAAAACAAGGCCTTAAGGTCGCCACTGGAGTTACATTCCCAGATAATTCAGTTCAAACAACAGCCTTCACTGGCTCTGTAATTACTGTAGGATCTTCATTTCCTGTAAGCCCATCAAATGGTGCAATGCATCTAGATACGAATACAAATCGTATTTATTATTATTACAGCAGCACATGGTATGCCCTTGCAAATTATGACGATACTTCTGGAGTAACAGATCACACACATAATACAGATGGCTTTGTAGAAGATGTTTATCAGTATCAAGGAAATGGCCCAGTAGGACCATGGCTTGGAACCTCGCTTGATGGCGGTACACCAGCAACAACATCATTTACATCAGTAATTGATGGAGGTTCAGCAGCATGACAAATTTTGGTATAATGGAAGTTAACTTGGAGGTTTATTGTGGCCGTTAGAATTCAAATGCGTAGAGGTTCCACCTCTGACTGGAATACCGCAGACCCAATTCTTAATGAAGGTGAAATTGGATACAATACTACCCTAGGTCAAATCAAAATTGGTGACGGTTCTACAGCCTGGTCATCTCTTGACTATATGGTTACAGATGCTGAACTTACTACAAGTCTTGGTAACTATATTGAACTTACAGAAAAAGGCGCAGTAAACGGTGTTGCTGAATTAGATTCTAATAAAAATGTTTTAACTGCATCTTCTGTAATTTTTGAGGGTGCAACAACAAATTCTTATCAAACCACAATTACTGTAGTAGAACCTACACAAGATGCAACAATTACAGTTCCAAATGTCACTGGAAATATGATTACTAGTGGAGATACTGGAACAGTCACAAATGCTATGCTTGCTGGTTCTATTGCTAATGATAAACTTTCTAATTCTGGAATTACTATTAATGGTACACCAGTTGCTCTTGGTGGAAGTATCTCTATTGCTGGAGATATTGAAGGAGTTACAGCGGGCACAGGTTTAACAGGAGGAGGTACAAGTGGTACCGTAACTCTTAATGTTGATACCACAGTCGTTGCTACCACAAATAATACCCTTACCTTTACTAATAAAACAATTGCTCTTGGTTCAAATACTGTTTCTGGAACACTAGCAGAGTTCAACTCAGCACTTACGGATGCAGATTTTGCAACCATTTCTGGCTCTGAAACATTAAGCAATAAATCAATTTCAGGTACTAGCAATACAATAACAAACCTTGCTAATACATCACTAACTAATTCTTCAATTACAGTAAATGGTAGTTCAATTTCACTAGGTGGATCTGCTACTGTTACCGCCGTAAATCCAAATGCTTTGACAATCAGCACAGGTCTTTCAGGTACTTCTTATGATGGATCTGCTGCAGTAACAATTGCCGTTGATTCTACAATTGCTACAACATCTAGTTCTCAAACACTTACCAATAAAACTCTAGGTTCTGGAACAGCACTTTCTGCAGACTTGTCAGCAGCAACTTATAAAGTAACTGGTCTTGGTACCCCTACAAATGCATCAGATGCTGCTACAAAGGCTTATGTTGATGGAGTGGCAGAAGGATTGCATGTTCATGCTTCTGTAGTTGCTGCTTCAACTAGCAATATTGCTTTGCCAACTGCTCCAGCAACGTTGGACGGCGTTTCACTTTCTATCAATGATCGTGTTCTTCTTAAGAATCAGAGCACAACATCAGAAAACGGTATTTATGTTGTAATTAATGGAGATCTTGCTCGTGCAGCAGACTATAACACAGCAGCAGAAATTGATCCAGGCGATTTCGTATTCGTTTCTGGTGGTACAGTAAATGACAATACTGGATGGGTTCAGACTCAAACAGTTACCACTCTAGGAACAGACCCTATCGTATTTACTCAGTTCTCAGGTGCTGGCACATATTTGGCTGGTACTGGACTAACTTTAACAGGTAATACTTTTAGTATTAATACTGGAACAACGGTTGATGTTAGTACTGCACAAACACTAACAAATAAAACAATTGCTCTTGGAAACAACACTATTTCAGGAACTATTGCTCAGTTTAATACCGCTCTTACAGATGCTGATTTTGCTACCCTTGCAGGATCTGAAACATTTACTAATAAGACTTTAACTAGCCCAATAATTACTGGCCTTACACTTAATGACTCAAGCATTGTTTTTGAAGGTTCTTCTGCAGATGAGTTTGAAACTACTCTAACAGTTACAAATCCAACAGCAGACAGAACAATCACACTTCCTGATGCTACAGGTACAATAGCATTACAAGGATTCATTCCAGCCTCTCTAACATGGGGAGATTTGAAGAATGGAAAGTCTGCTTAAGTAAATAACAATAGTACTTTGTAAAATTAAAAGTACTCAACCTTAACTTGATAGTTAAAGTTTATAAAATCGTTATAAATCAATTTGTTTTTAAATAAAACTTTGTGCTATACTTGGGAGTACTTTACGATTTGTAAAGTTCTAATATTATTTTTAGTGAGAGGTTCGTAAATTAAATGTCAGATGTATTTTCTTTTAGGCTTTTGGAAGAATTTGTTAATAAATATAAGGATATTGAGGCTCCTTTTGGCTTTACCGATGCAGGTGGCAACTCTTTAGGTGAGATTACCTTTATCCGTACATACTCCAGAGTCAAGGAAGATGGCACAAAGGAACGCTGGCATGAGGTTTGCAAGAGGGTAATTGAAGGAATGTATTCTGTTCAAAAGAACCATGCTAAAGAAAACCGTTTACCTTGGAATGACAATAAAGCACAGAAATCAGCCCAAGAAGCATATGACAGAATGTTTAATTTGAAATGGACTCCACCAGGACGTGGGCTATGGGCTTTTGGTACCCCTATGACGATGGAGAGACGCAATTCGGCAGCCTTGCAGAACTGCGCCATGGTATCTACTAGGGACATTGATAGAAACGATCCAGGTGCCCTTTTTGGCTGGGTTATGGATGCCTTGATGCTTGGGGTAGGGGTAGGATTTGACACCCTTGGCCAAGAAAAGGGTATGGAAATATATCCCAATACCAAAGAAGAAATAACATATGAAATTCCTGATACAAGAGAAGGATGGGTAGAGTCTGTAAGACTTCTTCTTAATTCATACCTAAAGCCAGGACAGGCTAAGATTAATTTTGATTATTCTAAGATTAGACCACTTGGTGCTCCTATTAAGGGATTTGGTGGTACCGCTTCAGGTCCAGCACCACTTATTAAATTGCATGAAACAATTCGTAAAGTTATTGGAGATAGAGCAGGAGAAACTCTTGACTCTCGTGCAATTGTAGATGTTGTAAATCTTATTGGTACCTGCGTTGTTGCTGGTAACGTTCGTCGTTCTGCAACACTTGCCTTGGGTTTGCCAGAAGATAAAGACTTTATTAATCTAAAGAATTCAGAAGTATTTCCTGACAGAAATTCATTTGATCCAGAAAATCCTGGTTGGGCATGGATGAGCAATAACTCTATTGCTGCTAAGGTGGGAACAAAATATGAAGACTATGTTGATTTAATTGCAAATAATGGAGAGCCAGGATTTATTTGGCTTGATGTTGCTCGTAACTATGGTCGTCTTGCAGATCCAGCAGATGGAAAAGACTATCGTGTTATGGGATTTAATCCATGTGCAGAACAACCATTAGAATCCTATGAACTTTGTACTCTTGTTGAGGTTCATTTAAATCGTCACGAATCAAAAGAAGATTTCTTGCGTACTTTGAAGTTTGCTTATCTCTACGGCAAGACAGTTACACTTGTTCCTACACATTGGCAGATTACAAATGGTATTATGCAACGCAATCGTCGAATCGGAACATCATTAACTGGTATTGCATCATTTGCAGATCAAAATGGCTTGCCAACAGTTCGTGAGTGGATGGATGAAGGATATAAAACAATTCGTAAATACGATCATTCATATTCTGAATGGCTATGTGTTCGTGAGTCTATTCGTGTAACAACTGTTAAGCCATCAGGCTCAGTGTCATTGTTATCTGGTGCAACTCCAGGAGTTCACTGGGGACCAGGAGGAAACTTCTTTCTTCGTGCAATCCGATTTGGTAACCAAGATCCAATGATTAGTTTGTTTAAAGCAGCAGGGTATAAAATGGAAGCAGATCTTGTATCACAAAATACAACTGTTGTATATTTCCCTGTTCATTCTGGACATGCTAGATCTGAAAAAGATGTCACTTTATTTGAGAAGATTGGTCTTGCTGCTACAACTCAAAAGTATTGGTCAGACAATGGTGTTTCTGTTACCCTTTCATTTGACAAGGACAAAGAGACAGAGCATGTTGCTCCAGCACTTCATATGTATGAGGGTCAACTCAAGGCTGTGTCATTTTTGCCTATGGGTAATAAAACATACCCACAGCAACCATACACTCAAATTACAAAAGACGAATATAACGCCTATGTTGGTGAGATAAAGAAGATTAATTGGTCTGCCATTTATGACGGGGTAGACAATTTAGAGGCTGAAGGCGAAGCATACTGTACTACAGATACATGTATGATTAAAATATCCTAACTGCTATAATTGGGGTAGGAGATATTAATGACTACCCCATCTAATTTATACGCAGAAAAAATCTTTGCGGAACATCCCACCATCATGTGGGCATTAGATGACAGTGCTGATTATATTAGCCTTGTTGATGAAACAGATAGAAATGTTAGTCTTTGGACAATCACAGATGGAACAGCAACAACTTCTTCAGTCGTAAATGAGCCATTTCCAGATAGCGTAACAACTGAGATAGATGGAGATGTTCCTGCAGTAAGTTCTGGCAGTGTACTATGCGTAAGTCCTAATATTGTTAATTTTACAGATTTAGACCAGACCCTTAAAACATTTTGTATTGGCGCATATTTTTATTCTCAAAGCGCATATTTAACTTCAGTATCAATCGGGTATCAATATACAGATACAACATCATCTCAAATCATACAAAGAGTAAAAACATTTGATACTAATATTTTTGAAGCATGGGGCTTTGTTTCTGGCACATTTGATATTCCAGATGAAGATACAGATTTAAGAATTGTATTAGAGTTTACATATGATCAAGGCGGATCAACATCAGATTATGTATTTTATACTAATGGAATAACGCTTGGACAATGGTCTGAAGATTTTAATACAACATCTCTTGGAGTCACTCCAATTTCATTACCATCAAATATTCCACTAACAACTTTAGAGTGTATACCTGCTGACCCATATGGTCTAGGTGGGGATGTGGGATACTATTTAGTTTCAAGCAATAATCTTAAGGCTCGTAATACTGCGTTGCCAATGGTTTATGGAGCATCAAATATTACAAGGCTAAGAGAAAATGGTGGAGAGCCATCTTTAATTATTCCTGGAAAAGGGTTTTTAAATAAAGCAGGACAATTTAAAGAATATACTGTTGAGTTTTGGATGAGAGTAAATTCAAACACTTTTGCTCCTAAAAGAATTTTTGGTCCAATATCATCAACAGATGGTCTTTATATTGAGGGTGGTTTTTTAACTTTAGTAATTGGAAATACATTTGCTTCTCACTTCGTTGGTGAGTGGTTTAGACCAATGCTAGTGCATGTTCGTATCATTAGAAATAATGCAACAGTATTAATAAATGGAGAAGAAGTTATTTCCTTAAATATTAATACAGATACTTTAGATTTGCCAGACATTCTTAATAATAGTGGAGATGATCAGGACTGGCTAGGATTTTATGCATATGAAGAGGTAAGCCCAATTGAATTAGACTGTATTGCAATCTATCCGTATTCAGTTGCAGTAAGTGTTGCAAAGCGTCGTTGGGTTTATGGACAAGGAGTTTTGTCTCCAGAAGCAATCAACTCTGCTTATGGAGGAACACAGGCTTTTATAGATTATCCATTTGCAGACTATACTGCTAATTATAATTACCCAGATTTTGCCAGATGGGATCAGGGTACGTTTGATAATCTTGTAACAACAGAAACATCAATTACAACACCAAACTACTCTTTACCAGAAATTAGCACGGGAACAAAAACACTACAAGAATTATATGATGATAATCAGGCCATTCAAGATCCTAATGATGATACCTTTATAACCTTTAGACCAAATACATCGTGGGTATCAGTTCAGTCATATTTTAATTTCCCTAGATTTAATATTATTAATGATGGTATTCATAGCATATACGGAGTATTTTCATCTGATGACCTTTTAACAGAAGAAACTCTTTTTAAGATTTATAACCCGCTAACAGGCAATTCTTTCAGTATTAGAAAAGATCTTGATGAAGTCCATTACTACCTAACATTTAATGGAGTAGAAGAAGAAATTTATACAACAGACATAATTGTACAAGATGAAAAGTATGCCGCTGGTATTCAGATTCAGGCACTTTCTAACTATTTTGGCGGTAATGTTGCTGCATTCTTTGGTAATCAAAATGGACTAAAGATGTATGTTGGTGGAGATGAGACTGGCAACTATCAGTTTACTGGGAAGATTTATTCCGTAGGATTATCTACTTCATATAATGCATTTGAAATTGAAGACCATTTTGAAACAAATGGCACTGCAATTCTTGATAGTTATTTAGCAACTGGTTCTGCTGAATCTGCTAATGCTTTAGCGCTTCTTGCCCATACAGCAAGTTATACGCTGCTGCCAACAGAAGCCTATGACACATATTACTTAGATATTGGAGTTGCGGGGTATTGGGAAGATTATTTACCATTATCATATTTTGGTCAATTTGTTACTAATCAGGACGCTGCTTCATATTACGACTTAGACTTTATTCAATTTAATATTGGCTATCCTAAACCATCAAAATTACTTGAGGGTGAAGAAACATCTTCCTGGACATATGAAGATTTATTCCAAGAATACGGTCATCCAGTTCAAAGAACATATAATGACTTAGATAACTACCTATTTACTGGCTGGAATAACTATGAAGATATGGAATCAAAATCTATTAAGTTCTATGAATATGATACCTCAGAAGCGTCAATTAGAAGTTATCTTACTTTCCAATATATTGCAGAAGGGGCAAACGCACCGCAGTCAGCGTTTACACACATAGAGCCGCCAAAAGAAGGATCTATTATTGATATTTCAGAATATACAAACTGGGATGTTACAAAGTTTGAGGTAGTTGATAATACTCTTGTTTATCCAAATAAATCAGTTGACTTTAATAAACTTGCAATTGTGTATCATTTAGAGTTCAATATCCGTGGTATCTTGACAAAGCCTATTACGCTTCGTAGACTTGAACTTGCATCGCAAGCATTTAATGATAACTCATTTAATCCAGTAGGAACTAGATTCGGAGTTGATCTATTCCCATACACACGTGCTGGCCTTTACTATGACTATAAGGCTAAAAATCCATTTAGCATTTATAAGGGTAGTACACCATACCTTTATCTGAATAGAACATCTGGAATTGAAATTCGTGGACAGTATGACCCACAAAATAGTCGTGGTATCGCTATTCCAATTAATAAAACTATTTCAGATAACTACCGTGTAAGCGCTATGCAGGTGTGGATGCGTTCAGATTTAGATAGATTCCCACTTGCAGAAACAGAATTATTTGAAATTGAATATAAAGGTGACACTATTAAGTTCTTTATGGAGGCTCTTGGAGAAGATGGTGCTAGGGCGAGAGTATTTGCAAAAAGTCTAAATACTGG